GTCGGTATTCGTAACGTCATAAGTATAACCAGTAGCGTCACCCCAGTTAACAAAGTAAACAGCTTTTAAACCACCGTTACTCGTTTTGCAAGGCTCAATTCTCCCTAAAGAAATATCGCACATAATTATTTATTTATAATGTTTAAAAATAAGCACCCCGAATTAACGAGGTGCTATTGATTTCTACTAATTTGCGGAATTTGTAATTCCGTATGTTACGATGTCTTGAACTACACCGTACTGAACACCAGCAGATAAACGCATAATTACACGAACATTCTGAGAACCATCGATGTCTGCTAAGTCAATAACCTTAACTTCTGTGTGGTCAGACAATAAAGAAGTACCAAAGTATAAGTTATCTTTAGTTGTAGCGATTGCTTTGTTAGCACCCATTCCGTTTGCTACAAAGATTTTAACGCCATCAAAAGAAAGAGAACCATTGTTATACCATTGAGTACCCATTGCGTTAGTACCGTTAGCACCTAAGCCTGAAGCACCAAAACCACCTAAAGCACGAACGTAAGCACGAGCTATGTTCTGAGATACGTAGATGTAAAGGTCATCTTGTCCGTAAAGAGCAGCAGGAATAGCATCAACGATTTTACCCATTTCAGCTACTACGTTTGCAGCAGTTACCGTAGTTCCAGCAACTTCGTTAGCAGTTGGCAAAGCAGCGTCCGCAGCTAATAAAGTAGCGAAGCCATCAAACTCACCAGCGTTAGCGTTAACACCTGACCAGATGTTTGTCTCATTCTTTGCAGCAACTTTAGCAGCAACGTGTGCAACTAAGAAATCTTGGAAAGTTTTTGGCAATACATCAAATGAAGAAAAACCTTGTTGTGAGCTCAAAAAGTCCGAATGAAAATCTTTTTTACACAACTGGAGGTTGACCTGAAATTCTTCTGGAGTGATAATACGCTCAGTTAAAGTAACCGTAGACGTTGCATCAAAATCACAAGTAGCGTTCTTTAAAATATCGTCTGTAGATAAACGCTTAATAACTTCTTTGTACTTAATGTTTGGTTTAATAGTAATACCACCTGCTTCAATAGTTGGAGCAGATAATAATGCTGCAGCGATAATTTGGTCTTTAAATTCACCGCTGTAAGTTGTGGTAATCGACGTTGTAGTAGCCATTTTTTAAATTTGTTTGTTAATTATTTTGAAAAGATTTTATTGTAAACTGAATCTTGAATAGAAGCAGTTCTGTTTTTACTAATTTTAAATGATTGTTTTGGAGCAACTCCAGCTTCTGGGTTATGAGCTAAAGGCTCAGCACCTTCTTCGATAGAAGACATCTCAACTTTTAATGACTCATTCTCAGCTTTTAAAGCTTCGTTTTCTTCTTTAATAGATGAAAACTCTTGACGTAATTTTTCAATCTCAGCAAAGAAAGTCTCCTTTGAAACTGATTCTACAATACGCTTAGCCTTTGGAGCTTCTTCAGCTAATTCTGGAGCAACTACCTCTTCAGGTGCTACTTCAACTTCAACTTCAGCTTCTGGCTCTTCTGCTTTGATTTCAGAAATAACACCCTCAACGGCAACGACTAAAATCATTCCGTCTTCTAACTTGTACTCGCCTACTGGCATCGGTACAATACCATCTTCTGTTACAATTCCTACAGAGAAATCAGGTGCAAACTCTTCAGCTTCGATAACGGTAATTCCGTCTTCTAACTTCATTTGTGCAAGCTTAATCTCCATAGAAAGAACAGCCTTAATCTTGTTCAACTTGTTCTTGTATTCCATATATTTATTAATTTATTTACTAATTAAATGAATCTTGAAATTTCAGCAATAGATTGACTAATTTCATTAATTTGAGAATCAGCTCTTTGAATTGCTAAATTAAAATTCTTTACTTGTTGAGTAGAATCTGGATTATCCCCAGTTAATTCTTTATACTTTGTTTTAAAATCAGACATTTCTCTTGATAAAGAAGCTCTAATATCTACCATTGATTTCACAGAAGTATTCAATTTAGATGTAGCATCTTTTAACACTTGGCTTCTTAATTGAGAAGATTTAGAAAACAAATCGTCTATTTTTTTAGATTCTCCTTTAATATCTAAAGCAAATTCGTAAGCTTGAGATTCTAACTCTACTTTCTCCCCTGAGAATAATTTCTCAAATACTTTTTTGTCCGTATTCATATATATATAATTAAAAACTTAATTTATCTAAAATTGAAAGAGCCAATTTTGCTTCTATTATTAATTCATTTGCAGCCTTTTTTTCTGAATCAAATTCTTTTGGCATTTGAATACCTAAATTATCTGCAATTTTTTGTGTTTCAGAAAGTTGACTAAGAAAATCATTTGCTAATGAAATTGAATTTTTAATTAAAGGGGTTGCTTTAGCTCTTGCATTAGCAACTAAATCAAATCCAGCAATAAATGAACTGCTAGCATCTTTGTTAACTTTAATTAAATCTTGCACAACTCCAAACTCGAACTTTTCCGAAGATAGCTCAAGCTTATCTTTAGAGAACAATTTGTTAAATACTTTTTTGTCCGTGTTCATATCTATGCGTTTTCTCTTGTTATTACACGTGGCTGATTAGTATTTACAACCGTAGAAGTATTTTGTGAAACTAAAGCACCGATACCTTGGTTAGCTAATTCACCTTCGCAACACTCTTTTGAATAAGTTCCATCTTTGCAAAGACAACCACGAGATGCGTTTTGTGGACTATTATTTTTATTTGCCATCGTTTAAAATATTTATGATTTGATTGATTAACTCTTCTTCTTCTAAATTTTCTATAGACATATCTAATTTGTCTGCAAAATATCCTTCTATTGAAAATCCTTTATACTTGCCCTCTTTAACTTGCTTCCAAACGTTCTCGTCTTCTATCTTCATAGATATCATCCAAGTTCCTTTTGGTAAGCTAAACCCGTACTGCTTAGACTTATCCATGTCTGGGTTGTCAATAATCCAAGACTCTACCACCGTAGCCCCGTCAAATTTAGCCTTATGCTCTAGCGTTGCGTTTGACTGGTTACCATTCTTTAAGAATAGCTCACTAGCTTGCTTAACCGTAGCCTCGCTAAAGAATACATAGAATTCGTCTTTGCCATTCTTGCGATATATTTGCTTATTAGGAATAAGAGCAGCTCCCATAAGGATACGCTTGTCCGAGTCTACCTCAGCAAACTCTATTTTATATTCCTTATTTAAAGCGATGAAGTTTTCTTCGATAGCTGGTGAATCCACTAAGCTAACCGCATCAATCCCATCTAAATCTTTCTCGATAACTAATTCGACAATTCTCATAGCCTATAAACGTTTATATTTTTTTTTGTTACATTTTCATTATCCAAGAGTTGCACTTGAAACTATATTACGATTTAAACTTTGAGCAGAAGTTACGTCGTTTGCGACAACATAAGCCTTAACTGGTGGCAAATCCCTGCCTAATGTTTGAGCGATTTGATTTACACCAGAAGAACCTACTACATTAAAATTAGGAACAATAGAAGCAGATGCAGGAGCACTGCTACCGCCTCCGCTATTTGAATTACCTGATTCTAAAACCGATTTTGCTCTTCCAGCTGCCCCAAGAACCGCTGCAATCTGTGATGCGTAAAATATTGGGAATGCAAATGGTGCTGCTGGTCCCGATGCTTTAGCTCCTTTTTGTGCAATATCTAATGCTTGAATAAATCCAGTTGCAGTACCTATGGCAATATCAGCTAATGCTGCGGCTTTTGCTGCATCCGTTCCTTGTTCAAATAAAGAACCTAAAGCATTAATTGCTCCTCTACTAGCATCAACAAATTGTAATTCAGCAGCAATTCTTGCATCTTTGTATGACCTTTCGATTGCTATACGCTTATCTGTATTATCTTTTAAAGCTTGAGTTCTTTCAGCTTCATTTGCATATTCTCTTTCTCTAATAATTGCATTTTGAGAATCTAATGCCTCTAGCTGTGCTTGAAATGCAGACCGCTCATTACTAATTACTAATTCATTAAAAGCGTATTGTCTATTTAAAGCCTCATTTTTTATTTCAACATCTTTTGCTGCAATGGCATTATCAATTTCTGTCTTCTTTAATAAGAAAGCAGTTTCAGCATCCGCTCTAGCTTGAGTCCCCTCATTATAAGAATCTATTGTCTGCTGGATATTGGCTAAATCCCTTACTCTTTGCTCTTCAAGTGCTTTTCTTTGTGAAGCAAGTCTTGATTCGTCGTTCTTAATTGAATCTGCATTAAACTGCTCTTGAACATTTAATGCTTCAACCTTACCGTCATTTATAGATTTTTGAAGTTCAAGTTCTTCTTTAGTTAGTGCAACAGCATTTACTTTTTGCTCTGATTCTAAACCTGTAATTTGAGCTGCAACTGCTTTTTGATTATTTAATGATTCTTGATAAGCAACTAAATTAGCTTGATTTCTTAAAGCTTTTACCTCAGCATCAGCAGCTTCAACTTGCAAATCAGCAAGCTTAGTCATTGCTATTCTTTGTTTTTCTAATGTTTGACCTAATTCAGTATTTGCTTTTTTTCTATCAGCAATACTTTTAGATTCATCATCTCTTATTTGTCTTTTTAATTCAGCCTCTCTATCATATTTTTCTACTAATCCTTGTTGTTCTGCAACTGCTATCTGAGCTGCTTTTCTAAGTTTAACTAAATTTTCTGCTTGCTTTTTATTAGCCTCAATATCTATTTTGCTTATGCCTTCAATTGAGCCTTGAACTACTTGTCCTATTTCAGATACTGCTTTGCCTAAATTTGATGCTATATTTTTTCCTGCTTCAACTGCATCAACTCTCGTTTCTCTTAACCCAGCCTTAAAATAATTAAGTCTATCAATTAAAACAGTAATTTGCTTTGGGTCTTTATCTCCAAAAAGTGATTGTTCCCAAGCTAATTGTATTTCTGAAATTGCTACTCCTATGCCATAAAATGCAGCTTTTAAAGGAGTCAAAGCAAGCGTCATTAATCCTTTAATTACATTAGTTAATCCTTCGAAACCTTTGCTCGATTTACTAACCTTTTCAATAACCCCTACAACTATATTAGTTACCTGATTTAAAGTAATTGAAATAGTTTCGAATATAGTAGATAGCGCATCGGCTACTTTTTGATTTCTTGCAAATGCGTCCGAAAGTAATTCAAATCCTTTCATTAGCAAGCCTATACCCATTGCCTTAATGGCAAGACCAATACCAGAGAAACCTTTGGCTAATGAGCTAGCTGATTTTTCGGCTTCTTTAAAACTTTTATTTGCTTCCTTATTGGCTTGAGCTACCTCTTCTACTTTTCCTACTACATCGTCTAACTTCTCATTTACTGAGTCTAAGTTATTCTTAATTTCAATTTCTACTTTCTTTTTTTCCATTGCCTTCTAATTTGTTGAAATGCTGCAGTAAATGTTTTAGGTAATTCGTATTTTCCTTTTGCTATTTCAATTTCTTCACTTGAATTATAATGATTTTGCATCATTAGCATTTTTAAAATTAGACTTATCATAATTGAACTACTTCTACGTGAATATAAATTGAGGTTGTCTGGGCAGTTATTTCCTCTAATAAAATATCAAAGGTAGTAGTACTTGAGCCATCTTTTCTAAACAAAACACCCAACATATCATTATCTAAATTAGGGGATGCACTTGCAGATTCTACTTGAGTTCTAACTTTAAAATCTGTAGAAGTTAATCGACCAGATGGAATTGTAACTCTTATCTGAACATATTTACCAGATACGGAGCCTACTCTTGTAGCACTATATACATCACCATTAACACCCCAGCTAGTAGTTGAATCTGCAATATCGATAGGGCCGATTCTACCATAAGCCACAGTTTCAATCCCTAATAAGCCTACTATTGCTTCTTCTACTGCCCTGTGTTCTGAAGCCGTTATATTTGAGCCAGTAGCTAAATTTGCTGCAATTAAATCTAAAACTTGTTGCTTTGTCATTTTTTTTATGCGTTATAATCTGAAGGGGAATAATCTAAACTTGAGTAATCGCCAGTTTCTGGAGCTGGCTCGGTTACTATTCTAAAATCGGTTAATAATTCAAAATCTACTTCGCCAGTAGTTAAGTCGGTTGTAAATTTGTTAATAACATAGCGCTTATCTCTTATTATAATTCTATCATTTAGCTTTAAAATAGTTAATAAGCTAATCGGTAAAATACCTTTTACTTTTACTATTCTAGATTTTTTGCTAAAAATGTTATTTAGATAATTTAAATAGTAATTATAAAATAGTGTATTTTGTTCTATTCTATTAGTATAAGTAGACTGCTCGGTTCCGAAGTTAATCGTATAGTTATTCCCTCCGATATTAGAATCCTGACCAAATAAATTATAACTACTTAACTGAGTCGTAGAGCTTCCATCGTTAAAATAAAAGCTCTGCGTTTGAATAGTTCCGTAATCGTATAAAAATACTGGGTTAGGGATATATGGATTAAAATTTGAGTCTAAAGAATACCCGACCTGAAGGTTAGAGTCTGTAAACTTGGTCATAAGCATAGTTTCAAACGGTAGCTCTATAGTGTATTCGCCTCCGTCTATGTCCATATCGTAAAGCAAGTCCCCATAAGGTGTTTTGCTACGAGATAGGTATTCTACCGCCAAGAAGTTTTTAGCCTCTGCAAACTTAAATCTAATGCTTTTATAAAGCTCTGGTTTACTTATCTCAATATTATCGCTTATAATATATTTAGATAAGTCTCTAATAGTTCCATTCAAATACCAGTTATCTATCTGCTCTAAAAAATAGGTTTCCCCATCGTAAGAATAGCACGTTAAATTAAACGCCTTTAAGATACCGCTAAAGAAATCTTCTATCTTAATATCTGGCATAAAGTCAGCTATTGTAATGCTTGAAGAAGATGTTTGTGCAGTGCTTTGTGTAGCCGTAACGTTTTTAACTATTGTATATGACGGCGTGTATTTTACCGTTTGAAAGAAGTATACGCTTGTAAAAGTTACTGGAGATTGCGATGAAATATAAAACGTATATTGTCCAGTCCCATCTAAAGGAAGGTCTATATACATTTCGGTTATCTGAGTTAAATACGTCTGCTCATTTAACTTAACTCCGTTCTTGTAAACGTAAATAGTAAACTCTACCGCATCTTCTCCTATTGAAGGGTCACTAAATGTAATTCTTATATTAGACTTTTCTAAAACCTCTGGATAAGTAGGCTCGTTATAATTTAAAGTGCTATTATAGGTTGTAAACAAACTTGAGCTACCAGTAGTAGAACTTACTGAATTAAATATAAGTTTAGACGGCAAGAATTTAGGCGTAAACTCATTAGCATTTTTTAGCCACAAAAAAGACCTTTTAAATCTGTCATCTGTTAAAAAACTACCAGAGAAAGTAATATCTAAATTAGAAGCAATCTGCGAAAGTAAAGCCGAAACTCTAACCGCTGGGAATAAGTCACTAAACCTAATAGGCGTAGCACTTTTAGAAATATCCCAAGCTCCAGGTATTGCGGTATCATATTCCCATACATTTTTAGAGCTTATTAATGGAAACTTAACGTCTGAATCTACAAGTGAAGTAACTCTATTTTTTACCGTAGTTCCTGAATAGCTAAATCCTAAGCTTGAATAACTTAAATCCCTTAAAGATTTATTATCAAATAAATCCTTTAATGATATGATAGAGCCAAAGAAAGTAATTTGATAGTTATCTAAATTACCGTTCTTAAATTGAGCTTTCTCAAGCTGAATTTTACCTACTCTAAAGGGAATTGTGTCTAGCTCTATGTAAGCGTTCTTGCGTTTTCTAGCATCGAATCCATTCTCTACATCGTTCTCGTACCAGTGCTTAAAAATAGCGTTATTTATAGGAGTAGCAGGAACGGTAAAAGACTGACTAAAATCTGTAAAGACTTTAGAAATGTCTGCAATATCTTGAACGCTAGACGTAACACTTATCTTTTCATCGCTGAATAGTTCGATTCGTCTTGCCTTACCTTGCTCATCGTAAATATATAACCCTACTACTATCATTAAATTACATTATTAATAAGATTAAATGCGTACTCAAACTCCATTTCGTAGTTAATATTTCTATCTTTTAACGAGGTTTTAATATCGCTAGATTGTGTCTTAATTTCTACAGGTACATCGTCTAATAAAACCGTTTCCGATAATAGCAAGTCTTGTATTAGTTCGCTATAATTTTCAGAAACCCAACCCGTATTTAATTTAATACTTTGCTTACCGTTTACGTTAAGAGAAGCAGTTTGTGGTCTCTTTGGGTTATAATCAACCGAATCAGATAATAGATTGTAAGGCGTACCCATTACATTTATCGAGCTAGACTTTGCCTTAAAAAAGGTTAAGAACTGCCAGCCACCATAACGATTAACAAATTGACATTGTACTGGTGTATATTTAGGCTCGCATATTGGAGACACGGTAAACGTCTTAGTGATGCTTACCGTAGTCCCTGCTGGCTTCCAATTCAAAGTAACCGTATTACCATTGTCAAATTTTGCAGACGTTGTACGAACTGGAACCTTAATAACTGATTTAGCATTCGTGTCGTAGGAAACTACTACCTCATTACGACCGTTCAAATCCTTATAAGATACGTCTACTTTGCTTGAGCCGTTAGCAGTAAAATCTACAAGCGCATTTATGTAAGGATATTTCGAAGAGTCAATTCCTTCTTGGTAGGTTATTTCTATACTTGGATTTGCTAGACAAACAAATAAGCTACTAGCGTCTGTTTCATTATATCCATCCGTGTATAAAGTGTAACCGTTTACCCCGAAATGGTCGGTAGTATCTAAAGTAGAGTAAGAACCTGGAGCTGTTTCTTTGTATCTAATTACTCTTACGTTAGCAAAAAGCGTATTTCCACTATCTACGCTAGATATAGTTTCTATATATTCTTTAATATATTGAGAGATATTATAATCTGTTCGTAATTGAGAAGACGAAGGTACTGATTTTGATAGTGTATAAGTCGCAGTAGATGGAAGCGCAGAGCCTCCAGCAGATAAAAACAGTTCAACTTTAGAACCTACTTGACTAGCCTCGTTTACTGTAATAAAATAAGGGCTTCTAGCGTTAATTATCATTTTATTCTTTTTAAATTATATCCTACTAAAGTTTCAATATCTTGAGCATAAGCTTTCATCAAATCTGTTTCAATGTATTTTTGATAGCCTCTAATAAATGGTTTAGTAAAAAATAAACTAGGCTTTATTCCTTTTTGATAAATACTCCTAATAATTAAAAAAGCAGTAGATTTATAAGTCAAAAACCTTCCAGTTTTTTTATCTCTAAATTGTATTCCCTTTTGTACTACCCATTTTTCAATTCCTTTTGTTAAACCTCCTTCTACTCCTTGTTTTTTGCCAAATTGAAAACCTTCTTTTTTGTAATCGTTACGAGTTTGAAATTTGCCGTTTACTCCTTTTACTCCTTGGTCTTGATAGAATCCGTAGTCTTCCATCGTAAACCCAATCAAAGAGTAATTATCTTCAGTTAAAATTTCGCCTTTTATGCTTTGGTATAATTTTAATGTATTTTTTTTCTTGAGCTTACTTAGGTTTGCCCTCGATTGTTGAACTACATAATTTTTATATTTTTCTAAAAGCTCAGAAGTTTTCTTTAACTCTATTAACATAATGTCATGTCATTAGGAATACTAACGTCAAACGTTAGTGTCCATCCTGCTATTTTGTTTTCGAATCTATCTACGAACGGCTCTGCGCTTGGCTCTCCAGTTACTTGTATTAAATTAGAATACAAATAACCCCTTACTAAATCAGCGGTAAGCTTAGAGGCTATTGCAAGTTGCGTATTTAATACATCTTGCTCATTGTCATTGCCCTCCCAAACATCTGTAATTTCAGCCTTACTTTCGTCCACTAAATCCATAAATAGAATCGATAAATTTAAAGACGTAGTATTTTCGGTAAGTTGCGCACTATTTACAATGATATGAGCTAAAGGATAAATAGTTTGCTTGCTTAAATCAATAGTAAAAATATCTCCAATGCTAACAGTATTAATGAAATCATTAGACTTCAAATAATCCTTTAAAGTTTTTACGACATAATAATATCCATTCATTATTTCTTATTTATCATTTTAATTTCCAAATTCGTTTTTTGCTTTTCAAACGTTAAAAATGTTAAGCACTGGTTAAGTGGAAGTTTTGAAATTTCATTAAATCTTCTAACGTCTCCTTGAGCGAGTGCATAGATGGAATTATACCACCCCCATCGTTTTCCGAATTGTGCTTGTTCACTATATTCATTATCGCTGGGTTCTCCTCCAAATAAGTCAGGGTATTTTTCAATAATTCTTTCCCTAAATGATAAAAAAAAACCATCGCTCCAAGAACTACGTCAACTGGTGCATCTTTCATTACCTCTGCATAAACATCGGAACCTTTATATTGTTCTATCGAATATCTATTATATTGCTTTTGAGTTATTGGTCTATAAAGTACCGCCATAGCTCTGTGCATATTATCCCAATTACCAACATAGGTATCAATATCAACATATTCCCCCTGTGATATTTCATCGAGATTAGGAATAAAGCCATATTCAATTCCACGCATTTTAAACGTGTTAATAAATTTATGCTTTGCCTTAAATAATGCTCCAAGTTGAGCTGTTATTTCAACTACATCTCGATGCCTAATATTAGCAACCTCCTTTAATTCAATACCGCAAAAAATTTGCACCATCTTTTGATGCAAAAATTCACTTTCTTCGTTTTCCTTAGCAATTTTTAAAAATTTCTGATACTTTTCTAAAGAAATTTCATTTAGGCTTGTAGGAACATTCAGTTCTAGCTTCATAATGTATAAACGTTAATTGTTGTTTTTTGTATTAGTAGACGAAATACTTGCCGTTGTTGGGATTAGATAGCTGATAGAAGACGTTGTAACGTATTGCGTCAATGGCGTGGTTAAAGTTATCGACCACAAGTCCAGATTTCTTATCAGAGTATATGTAGTTATTAAGTTCTTTTCCAATGTTTTGGGAGTTAGGTTCTATAATTAGCTCGTAGTCTTGCATAAGAGCAAGTCCAGCGGTAATACTTCCAGCTCCTTTCTCGGTTGCTATTATGTTACAGCCTTGAGATGAAAGCTCTGCGATAAGTCTAGGCTCAGCACTATCCGCTACGATTAAGCCTTTGCCACATATTCGCTTATTAATATGCCCTATCTCGCTAGTTGTTAGCTTAGGTTTATAGAGATGCTCTTTAATATAGATGCGCTTTTTATTCTTATCTATGGCTACTTCTACCAAGGTAGTCGGGTCTATTGAGAAACCAAAATCTTGACCAAATGATGTCTGCAAATTATCAGGATTAAATGGTCCAAAGCTCCAGTTAGTAAATACAACTCCCTCTGCTTTGTCTAACCAGCCTCCTAAAATCTGGTGCTGGTATTTCTTTTTATTATGCTCTTTAAGCGATTCAATTTGCGTGATGAATGAATCACTTAGATTCTCAATGTTATCTAGATACGTTGTATGTATGTAAGTTGTGTCTTGCTTTGTAATTGATTCGCCTGCCTCTACACCTTTTGATTCAAAGAATCTTTGGTAAATAAAATGCTCCTTTGTCGTTGGGTTTAAAATTAAAATTACCCTGTTCTGCTTTGTGTTATGCCTTACCGATAAATCAATTTTATCAAATACATCCTCATCAACTAATTCTTCAGCTTCATCAAGTACAAATGTAGTCACACCTGATAATGATTTTAAATTAGCGGTTTGAGTTCCCGATGAAGTCTTTATTCCTTTAAATAGAATTTTAGACTTGGTTTTAAGATTTATGATTTCATCTTTTGTAATTGAAAAATCATTCTCAAGTCCAGCCATTTCTATTTTTTCAACAAACTCTGGAATGATTGATATGTGAGCCGATACCAATGTGTAGCGAGTAAATAGTATAACGTGTCCGACTTCGTACGTTAAAAGCAAAAGGAAGGAGTTTAAAGCAAATGATTTGCCCGAACCCCTCCCTCCCGTAATTACAAAGTAGCGAGAATCGCTTTCAAATAGCGGAACGTATTTACTATTTAGTTCTATCACTTAAATTTAACAATATCTTTTATGTCGAAATCGTTAATCGTATGCACATTGTTTTGGTCTACCACTTGCTTAGGCATTCCGTACTGGTATTGAAAGAATAGTTTTACTGCCCAGTCTTTATGGTCTTCTAACGCTTGAGCTAGCACCGCAAAGGCTTTAGGCTCTAATGGTGTTAATTTTTCTACTAAGGATTGCTCCTCAGCTTTAGATTTACGACCAGCTCCCTCTCTTGCTCCTCCTCTTTTGTCTATCTTATCCATTGTTTTCGTCTTCGAATACGTTGTAAACCTGTCTAATTTGCGAAATATAATCTCTCCAGCACGAAGCACAACTAGAATTCTCTAAACGGAAATTGAATATTCTAAAGTAAATATCTG